TATGGCTTTGTGTTCGCTAGGTCGATCATCGGATCGGATTTAAGCGAGATGATACGCTTGCCGTTGATGTTCTTGTACCGGATGTAGTTGGGGAAGTACTGCGGGATCTTCGGCGACAGCTTTTGCCCCACGCCTTGTGGGAAGATTTTGGTTGTCTTGTCTGGGAGCTCGATGTACGTGCCGTGACAGATAACGATAACGTTCGTGTGAAAGTTGGGGCTGGTAAGAAGCGCAAGGGTGTTTTCCACCGCATCCTGCGCCATGCCATACGCCGCGCGGAGGTCTTTCTCGCCAGACTTGCCTGCTGGGATCAGCGGCTCAGCCCAGTCATAGGCCGCATCGCAGAAGCGGGATAGCGAGTCGAGCACGAGGATTGTGTCTGGCCCCCAATCTTTGGGCTTCCCAAGATCGACCGCGGTGCCATCGTCGTCGGTGTACTTCCAGTGATCGAGCATCTTCATGCCCTCGACGAAGGCTTTCGCTTGGCCGTCAACGACCGAGCCCAGCGGTGTTGCCTTGCGCTTGTCGCGGAGTGATCGGAACTCAACCTGCTCAAGCAAGGCTGGATCACCTTCCTTTTCAAGGAAGAATTTGAGGATGTCGAGGAGGTTGTCGAAGTCGAGAATGCGAAGCTTGTATCCGGCTTTGACGAGGGAAACAAGCGAGCCGGTCTTTCCCGACTTGGCGTCCCCAAGCAGCAGGAGTTTGACAAAGTCGTTTGATTGATGTGCGGACAGCGAGGGCATTAGCGGGTTCTCCGGATTGTGATCTTAATCTTGTCGCCTTCGGAAAGGTTTGGTTTGTCAGGTCCGAGGCAGATGGCTTCGCCAAAGCCTTCGGCCAACAAGAACCAGCCGAGGCTGACTGTGCGGAACACTGCGTCCTTGCCGTAGCCTGAGACGTATTCTTGGGTTTTCTTCTCGCTAATCTTGAGGACGCGAGTGCGAATCACGTATGTTTCTACCTGGACCGGAGCGGGTTCCATCTTTCATTCTCCGGAAGTTGAGTGAAGTTTGAGCGGAGGAAGTTATCTCGAACTGCCGGGCTCTTTGAGCAAATCGAACGAAACCGGCAACCGCCGAATTTATCACAGGCCGTGTCGTTCATCGGCCAGTAATTGGCGTTGGCGTAGGCTTGCGCGAGGCGGAACCAGTAGTGAAGATCCTCAATCCATTCCTCAAGCTGGTCCGGCGTGCGGTAGGTGAACCCGCGCTGAAACGCAGTTGTGCCGTATCCTTCAGGCTTTAGCAAAAGCTGAACCGCGTTGATGATGACGCCTTTAACCGGCGAGCCGAGGATGATTTGGCTCGCAAGGGTGTAGAGGGTCATTTGATTACTCGGCTGGAAGCCTTCGAAGAAATGTTGGCCCGGGGTTGTCGTCGTGGTTTTGAAGTCCATCACGAACATGTCGTTGTTGTATTCGACGACTTTGTCAAGATGACCACAGAGGACGTAGGGCTGATCCCCGGTCGGACCCCAATCAAGCTCGAAGCGGAAGCTTAGCTCAACCGCGGGCTTGTTGCCGTTCAGCATCACGACCTTTGCCGGGTCGTTTTTGAAGTGTTCGAAGTACCAGATCACGCTTCGGACCAGCGAGTGCGGGTTCTTGTACCGGCCCGCATTGGAGATTTGATCCGGTTCCCAATCAGCGATGCGCAGAAGAAGCGCGCGAACGGTTTCTTCCACAGCGAAGTCATGATCGGCACCCGCTGCGCGGAGGACTTCGTAGTTCTGCATCGCTTGGTGGTATTCGATACCGAAGCGGAGATGGATGTTATCGTTGCGCGTGGACCAGCCTTCAAGCTGCTCGTAGTAGTACAGCCGCGGGCAGGTTTTGAGCCGCCCGAGAGAAGTGCTGTCCCATGCGAATTGGATTTTAGTCCCTGGTAGATATGGACTTTGTTCTGGCGTTTGGTTCATGGTGTGCCTTTCAGGCGCGGCGGTTGATGCTGGGTTGCTTTGGGATTAGACCAAGGGTTTCAAGGTCGATCGTTGGTTTGGTTTCGGCTGCGGCTTTGCCGCCTTTGGCGATGATCATGCGTTGTCGGCGGTGGTAGTTAACGATGGCTTGCAGGTCCTCTTGGGTCAGGTCGAGCGGGTCTTTGTTCATTAATTCGTCTAACTCATTTGCCATTGGAAGCTCCTTGGTCTTTGTAGCTTTGCCGAACTCGCCGCACGGCAAAACGAACTTGCTCTGTCCAGCCGAAGCCGAATTTTTTCTCTAGCCATTCAACATCGGCGCGGTAGAGGTTGAGGGTGACCTTTCGTAGGGGTTCGTCAGCTTCATTCATTGGTTAGCTCCACAGTTTTACGGACAAGGAAGATTTCTTGCTCGTTTGCCGGAAGGCAAAGCATGATTTCTTGCAGGCTTTCGTCCGCCGCTGCCTTTCGAGCGTTGTAAAGGAGGTTCGACATTCGGCGGATGTCGTGGCGGTTGCTTTCGGCAAGGCGAATGCAAATCCCGAGCTCAGATTGCTTCGCTCTGTACCAAAGGTTGATCAAGGTTTCTTGTGGAACGGCTGGCATTATTCAACCTCCGTTAGGGGTTCAATGAAGTTGGACAGGTCCGGCATATGCTCGGCGTAGACCCACCATTCGTCGTTTTGATCCTGTCGGATGGTGAGATAGACACGATCGTATTCGCTTCGGCCGTGCATCGGGTGGTCTTTCTCGTAGGTCCGGGCATTGTCGAGGCGGTTGATTTTCCTCGCGTAGTTGCAGCGGAAACGGAAATGCGCAGCGGCTTTGTGTGTGCCTTTCCAAACCCGCGCGCCTTTCTCGTCGGCTACCGCAGCGTCGAGGAATTGGTAGCAGTCGGCGTAGGAGAGGGCTGATTGTGATACTGGCATGTTGAGCTCTCGATGTTAGGAATCTCTGATGGTCTTTGATACTTCCTTCTTCCAATCGATCCGATCGGATCGGATTTCGTAGTATCGGTTATAGCTCCGCGTTTGGATGACGTAGCGGAGGTTCAGGTCCTGTTCGTTGTCTTTGCAGAGGTATGGGTTGAGATGGTAGACCGTTTCAAATTCAAGACCCTTTGCCTTGTGCCCGGTGAGGAATTGGATGCGGCCGGTTTGCTTCAGCAAGTGCTCAAGGTAAGAGCACGCTGTGCCGAGGCTTGTGCTAATGCGAAGGAATACACGGATGCAGTCGGCCATGTCCTCGGCGATTTTTGAATTCCTAGCTTGCCTCTCGGCGAGCCAGTTATCGAGAGCAATTTCCGCCTGTGCGCAGGTCATGTCATCGTCGCCAAGCTTGCGCATCGTGTTCAGGATCCGTGCACCGATATCAATGCCTGAAACATTAACACCATGGCCAGAAGCAAGCATGCCAATAGCCACGGAGAATAACGGTGCGTTGTTGCGGCAGATGATAGCAGTACCATCGCAAACGCTACTAGGGTTAAGTCGGTCCAGAACCGCAACTTCGCCTCCCGATTTGACCCATTTGAAATTCGGCACTCGCCACCGTGCGTTCTCAACTATTGCCTGCGGGCACCGGAAGCTGACGCTCAGGTCCAATGCTCGCATTGAATACTTGCTTTCGAGGGCAGCCATTCCTCCTGAAACAGCGCCACGAAAAAGGTAAATGCTTTGCGCCGGGTCACCGACGACGATGATACGACGATCTCCGACAAGCCGCTCGACCATCGCATGATTGATCGGTGACAGATCCTGTGCCTCGTCAACAAGGATGAGAGGGAATTTAGGATACGCTCCGCCGAACAAGGCGGACATGTATACCTGATCGTCAAAATCAATGTGCCCTTCGAGGCTTGCTGCGATTGATCGGCAGAGGACTTTGTCGATTGCTTTTGCGGTTGGTTCGTTTGGGATTTCTTCAAGGGACTGGAGAAATTGTTGGGTGTTGATGAGACGCTTCGCATGGGTGTAGGAACCTTCCGGGATGTAGCCAAGGGATTTTGCCCAACGAACCGAGTCAAGAATGAGACTGAAGTTTTTCCAAAGCTCGGATTGCTGCGCTTTCGGCGCTTCGTCGATGTAGGCTTTGAGGATATCGCCGGTTTTGTTCTTGTTCAGGCGTGGGTTTTTGCCGATGTATCTGGCCCAAATACGGTGCCCAAGGCTGTTGAAGGTGCGGATTGTGGTCGTTGAGGCCATGCGCGCTTCGGCTTCGACAGCGTTGCGCTTGTTGAAGACGAGGTAAAGGATCGGCTTCTCTGAAACTTGCGTTTCAAGCATTTCAAGCGTTGTGGTCTTGCCGCAGCCCGCGTAGGATTTGATGATTATGTTATCCCGCGATTGCTTTGCGGCTTCGAAAATCGAAATTTGTTCTGGCGTTGGGTTGTGCATGGGAAGGTTCCTTTTGGCGGTAGACGGCCTCGCAGTGCTGCGCGCAGTAGGGTTTGTTAGCAAAGACAGGCTGCGCGCAGAAATGGTAAACGCCGTCAACTTCATGCGTTGGGTATCTGCATTCGCGCGGCGCAATAGCTAGGAGTGGTTTGGTTTCATACGCAGGCGGCTGCGTCTGTGATAGCGGGTGGGGTTTGAATTTGAACATCCGCTTTCTGAGACGGGCCTGTCCACGAGGTGCTTTGGGCTTTTTAACCCTGGTCCCAACTGGCTTGGGACCAAGGCCGAGACGCCGGGCTTTGCCGATAACTGCGTTTTCTGTCAGCCCGAGCTTTTCTGCAATCATCTTGCAGGAAAAGCTCAAGAGCGGCCAAAGCTCGCGGAGGGTTTTTTCTTTCTTGGCGGTCCAAGTTTTATTCATAGGCTGTTACCAGCGTTTTCCACCTGGAGCAAGGCGGGCTTCAAAGGTATGGTCTGCGCGAGAGGCGTTGTAGTCCATCTTCTCTTGGAAGGCCCCGTCGAGGTCCAAGCCGTAGGCTCCGGCATAGTCGAAGATACGAATAAGAGCGTCAACGAGCTCAACCTCGACCATCTTGCGATGGGGAAGTTTGTCGTCCATCAGGTCCTTTCGCTCGCCTTTCATTGCCTCGGAGATTTCAGAGACGATAAGCATTAGCAATTCGCCTTTGTTCCGCTCGATCCGCTCGCCGGTTTTAGGGTTTCGCCACCATTTGTCGTTTGCTTTATGGCAAATTGCTGCGTAGGTGTTGAGCATTGGCCCTCACCAAAAGTTATTGAAAATCCCGTGTTATTGTGGCTATGCCGCCCATATAAGGGCGCAAAGCGTCTGGTACTACAATCGAGCCGTTGGCCTGCTGATAGGTTTCCATACTTTTCTCTGCTTTATTGCGCTTCGCGCGCTTGCGACATGCGATGCACGACAAGTACCGTGTCTAATGGCTCCGGTTGATTGCCAAGGGCAATGGCTTCATCGAGGATCGCAACAGCCTCCCGCCAAACAGCAGTTTTGTTGGCAGTGGCTTTCGCAATAACAGCAACTGCGGCAGCAGCAAATTCGGCCGCTACGGAAGCGGCTTTTGTGGTTTTGGCAATGTCTGCATTTGTGGCTGCTTCATTGATGTATGAAGCAGCTTTATCAATAAATAAAAGAACCTTAGTATCATTATCTTCATGGGTGTCCTTAATGATATAATTGAAAACAATTCTTTGAGTAACTCTGGCGATCCAGTGCGCAGCATACAACGTTTTTGCTCGTTGACACTGCCTAACTAACCGGTGTTTAACAAATTCTTGTCGTTGTGTCATAACAAGCGGCAAAACACGTCGTACTGTTTCAACAACCATATGTTTGGCGCGTTTAATTTCAACCACGTCATTATCTGCCGTGCCAGCCAGCCGCGTTACAAACGGCATGAGCAGTGATTGTCGCAGGTCGTCCGGCATATTATCATTTAAGTCGATCGCGTATTGCGCGATAGGACGTGAAAAACACGGCGGGCAATCATTTAATTCTTCAACTTTGCGATATTTATAACCAGCGGCAATTATTGCCGCTTCATTAATGCAAGTCCCGCCATCTGGTCCGGGGGAATCATGAGAGCCGGGGAGTAGTTTCCAATTCAACAGGTCTGAAAGTGGCGTGTTGTCGGTCATTTAACCCTCCCAAGTAGCGGTCCAGGTTTTATTCATGGGCGAAAGCTTTTGCATAGGCCATCCGGCTCGCGACCAGTGCGATTTCGATCGGCCCTGGCTGATTGCCTAGGGCAATGGCCTCGTCAAGGATCGCAGCGGCCTTCTGCCAGACGGCGCGGATGACAGTGTCGGAGACAAAAGCAGCTGCATCCGATACTACAGTGGTGGCTTCAATGGCGAAGTAAGCAGCTTCTCTGAAGGGGTTGGAGGTGGCGGTAATATCGTTATTGTAAGCTGCTCTGGCAGCTTCAACAGCTGCATAGCTATTTACGGCAGCGACGCGAGCAGCATAGGAATTGGTGGTTTTAATTACTTTGATCACAGCTTCGCGTGCGGCCTCTAGCGTTTGTGCTTGTTGGCATTGCTCGGCTAACGCCGACCGTTGCGATAGGATCAACGGTAGAATGCGGCGCATGGTTTCGATGGCCATAAACTGAGCTCGCTCGATTTCAACTGACGTTGGGCTGGCTGTGTCAGCCAGCCGCGTTATAAATGGCATTAGCATCGATTGCCGCAGGTCATCTGGAATGCGGTCATTGAGGCTCATCGCGTACTGTGTGATCAGCCGTGAGAAGCTTGGCGGGCAATCATACGGTGTATCGACACGGCGGTACTCAAAACCAGCCGCGATGATTGCTGCCTCGGCGAGACAAGTCTCGCCGTCCGGTCCGGTGGAAGAGTGCGGGCCAGGAAGCAGTTTCCAGTGGGTGCTGGTGTTGGTGGTGGGCATTTTGCTGCTGGACTAGGTTGAAATTTGTCTTTGCTGTTGTTCACTAAGCTTCACGAGCGTCAGCTTCTTCCCGTGCCGACATTACCGTGGCGGAGAAGCTTTCCAATGAAGCTTTCAAAGAAACCCCCGGTTCCGTGCCGTGGTCGTAGATGTAGAGGTACGCCGCGGCTAGCAGCGCGGTGCAGGTCATTGGATCCCGGCCAAGGGACAGCATGATGTTGATGAATTGGTCGATCATTGTGTTAGGGACAAGAACAGGCTTCATGACATCCTCCCGGTTGCGATTTGGGTGACAACGTGCTGCATCTTCCGCAGCCCTTCGGAGACTTGGAACCAACCTTGGGCCAGCACCTTGCCCGGAGCGTCGCCTTCGGCGGCTGAGAGATGCTTCAGCATCGCGGCGTCCTCCTGCGCGAGGCGCAGGTGTTCCATCAGGCGTGCGTAGACTTCGGACTTAGTTGGGATAGACATTGGTTAGGCCCGGCGTTTGATGGGCTGGATAAGCCCGAGGGAGATTAGCAGGTCATGTGGCGAGACGCTGTCGGCAGCCTTCTGCCGGCGGGCGTACAGCTGCACGTCCTTCGCGTGCGGGATTAGAGGCTCTAGCTCCGCTAAGGTGCCGATGCCCATGACTGGCCAGTCATCCTCGTCAGTGAACGGGTTGTACAGGGCGAAGCGGCCAGAGGATAGTCGGACAATTGTGGATGTCCAGTACCTCGTGTTGGCCGCTTCGATTTGATCGTCGGTTGGGTCTGCCTCAGTCATGCCAGCTTCCTCAGCAGCGCTTGGACTTCGGCACGGACTTCTGCCGGCACTTCGCGCTTAGCGTGCTTGAGCTTCGCCGGTGTCGGCTGCGGCTGGCGATGCCCATGGCGGATGGCTTCGCGGTTCTGCTTCCGCAGGATGTTCAGGGCCTTCGAGAGGCCAGCCTCGCTGAGCGGGTACCGTTGGATCAGCGGTGGGCCACTGCGGGCTGGCACGGCGCAGTAGACGGCGACGTCATCGACCCAACAAACAACGGCCTGTGGCGGAGCGAAGGTCCGGCTGAATGTGTCGAACATGGCGTTGGTCCCTTTTGTCAGATTGTACAGGAAGTATAACATAAGATAGGATTAAAGTCAACCCCTGATTGTGCAGATAGGCTTGGGAGCAACTGCCCCCAAGCCTATAGAAGGCTTAGACGAGGTGGCTAGGCCGTGGTGTAGTACCAGAAGCCCCGCACAGGGTCGTACTTGTCAGCGTGGTCGACGTTCGGGTCGGTGTTTGGTACATACACACGCCGTATCAGGTCTGTGCGGATTTGGTTGACTAAATCTTCGAGCGCTTTGAAATGACTGTGAGCAGCGCTCAACGACTCCGCGTCGTGTGAAGCTTGAGCTTCGGCTAAGGCTTTTTGTGTTTGAAGCTTAGCTGCCCTATCGCGTTCATCCCTCAGCTCGGCTCGAACATCCTCAAGAGCGCGCTCTGCTTCGGCTGCTCGCCGCTCAGCGTTATCGCGTTCCTCAGTCAGCTTGGCAAGGTTGGCGTTGACGGTATCGTGATCCCGCTGTAGAGCCGCGTGGTTCTCCTGCACGGCAGCCAGCGCCCGCTTCGCCTCAGCAGCCTCTGCCGCGAGGCCCTCGTTCCGTGCCCGGATGGCTTCGAACTCCGCGCGAAGGCTGGCCATCTCCTCCCGCAGGGCGGAGACTTCGCCGGCGACGCGGGCGGCAGCGGTGAGCCGCTCGAAGATGTCTCGGAACATGTTAATCTCACTCTCGTTAATGGTGCTAACCTGGATAGCTTCACTCATGGTAGTGTCCTCCGTTTGGGGTTGATGCGGTCGGCGTCAGCCGCCGACCGCGCTTTTGGCTCAGGCGTGCGCCTGAGGCTTGGTCCGCGGCGCGACCTTCGCGGCCTGCTTCGCAGACAGTTGGCCGGCTGCCGCGGGGCTGGCCCTGCGAGCCTCGGCTTTGGCCTTCTTGGTCGGGTTGATCGCGATGCCGGACAGGATGTCCGAGAGCGAGGTCTCCCCGCCAGTCTCAACCGCGGCCTTGACCTCTTCGCGGCGCTTGAGCTCCGCTTCGGCCTCCTTCATGAAGTACTGGCCCTGATCCGAAGCCAGCAGCACATTCGCGAGGCGGGTGATTTCGGAGCTATCGACGTGGGCGAGCTTGATGCCCTTCCGCTTCATCTCGTCCTTGATGACCTGCTTCGCGAGGCGGCGGGCTTCAGTCATGACGGCGCCCGATGCCTTCTTCGCGGCTCCGCCACCGCCACCGGCGAAGCGGATGCGGCCGGAGTTGATCGCCTCGACGTTCTTCGCGGCCTGTTCCATGGCCGCGGCCCGGAACTCCTCCTCGTTCGGATAGGCTGACTTGGTGATCTTGGTCATTCCCCGGTTAACGAGCTCCTTCAGGCCAAGCTTCAGAGCCTCGGCGTAGACCGCCTCGGGGATGGTCTCACTGTCGATCGCGACAGTGGCCCTTCCTTTTGTCACTGGAATTTGATACACAGCCATCTTCACTTCTCCTAGGTTGATGCTTCGCCCTTCGGCGGGGGTCGCTGCGCGGATGGCCGGTCGCCCGGCGAGAGCCACGCTGCCACGCCTCAGGCTCAGCGATTCGGGCGGGATTGCCCATCTTGGGCGCTGAGCGCCCAAACTCGATGCAGCGGCCAGACGTGCCGCCAGGTGTACCCACGCGTCGCGTGGTCTTCGAAGTACGTCACTGCCAGCCCTGAGCGGGACGTGAACGACACGTACCCCTCGCCGTGCGTCGCATGCCGCACGCGCTGGCCTACGCGCAGCGCCTTCGCTTGATCTGGGCTCATGGACTCCTCCTTGAATACTAAATCCTACCACGACCCTGTGCCAGGGTCAATTCACGACTTCGTGAACACCGTTCACAGAGCCGTGACCAGATAGCGACCAGATCCGGCCTAGATGAGGCCCGGATAGCCCGATTGTAGCCTACCCCGGCCCCGGGTCCCTCCCCTCCCCTGTCTGTCCTCAGAGAGAGAGATCTACAGGGAGAGGACCCTAGGGGGAGGGGGACCCACGGGCGGCCCAGCTTACAATCCGGCTATCCGGGCCTCATCTAGGCGCCAGCTGGTCACCATCTGGTCAGCAGGACCAGGACCACGGCCGCGTGCAGTAGCACGCCACAGGCGAGCGCCGCGGCGACGATATGGACCATCTCAACCTCCCTGCCGCCAAGCCATCGTCAGGCACGGGATATGCGGCGGTTACCGTGCGACGGGCGCTTAGCGCCCGTTTCGGCGAACGTGGTTCTCAAGCAACGCTTGGGTGCTGCTCCGGTAGTAGCAGTCGTTGGCCGTCTTGGCCACCTCTGCGGCGAAGGCCTCAGGGACGCCATGCGCTTTGAGGCTCTGGAGCAGGGCCACCACTCGGACACGCCGTTCGAAGCTCTCCAAGTCATCTTCGGCCGGTCGCGTGTCCTCGCGGTACTTCGCATTCGCCTCGACGTACCGACTGAGCGTCTCAAGCAGTTCATTGGTCATGTCAGTCTCCTTTTGTCCTGGTTGGCTACTGCTACATCCACTCGGGATAGGCGTCCATGTCGATCAGGAACGATTCCGTGTCCTGGTCCTCGAAGTTGTTGTGGACTGCCCGGACAACGAACCCAACTACCGGTGCTGGGACGCCCTGCCGTTCCAGGATGCAGCGAAGGTTCCACAAAGTGTTCTCACGGATGCACCGCTTCGCCATCTGGACGTCTGGCTCGTTCCATCGCGAGAGCTTTGTGGGGCGGTTCGCCTTCCACTTCAGATACCACTCTTTGGTCATCTTCTCTTCTCCGTTCGACCTCATCGGCGAGGCTTGGGGCCGCTTCGCCCCAAGCTCGCAACGTTGTTAAAGACAATCGGCATCAACGCCGATTTTATCTAACAACTCCTTCATGTCTGCGCAGTTCCGCCGTTCGATCATCAGATCGATGAACTTCTCAACAAGCAGGTCGGGTACCTTATGCGTTTTAAAGATGCGGCGAAGCTGAACCCGTACAAGGAGCGAATTAAACTCCTCGATCGAGAACAGTGGTTCATCGTCCACCCACGACAATGACGGCGAGCACTGTTCGATGTAGTCCTTAATCATACGGGTGAGAGTCGCTCGAGATCTGTTGGTCATGTTTAGCTCCTTGGCTAGATGGTTTTGGTCGAACCCAAAAGTATATGGGGCTGATTGTGCATCAAATCCGTACGCTTGTCAATCGGCGATGTCATTTTTTGTCCGGGTCGCCCATGGCCGTTTGGGGTGGCCGGGGGGCCACCCCAAAATTTGGCCGGCCCCGCGCGGCCCAGAACCACCTCGCCCGAAATGTGAAATTTTGAAACATACGTACCTTCCCCAACCCAAAATTTTAGGGCTTGACTTTTCCAAAAGCCCGTGATCTCATGTGGCAAGCTGAAAGGAGTGTAAGCCGTGTTTGACGGTTTCTTGGACGTTTCGCCTTTGCTGCGCTGCGGGGTTTATATCCTGACCCTGCGCGGGAAGGTGGTTTACGTCGGGAAGGCGAAGCAGATGTTGGCTCGGATTTACCAGCATCGGGAGCTTTGGGTGCAGGCGCGGCGCGGGACGAAGATGCCGAGTTTCTTGGCGCAGAAGGGTGTGCAGTTCGACGCGGTGTATGTCAAGCCTTGCCACCCGGACCGGGTGGACTCGCTTGAGCGGGAGCTGATCGCGCGGTACCGCCCGAAGTACAACACCTTGCTTCAGCCCCCGCCGGGCGGCTGTGTCACGATCGAGATCGGCGGGATGCCGTTCACGGTTAACACCAAGCCGAAGGCTGGCTTTGTTCGGAGAGCCTGATGCAGCGGCAGCGCATCGCAACGAAGATTGACTTCGAGGTCCGGGACCTTGTCCCCGCGGACCTTGCTGCGCTGCGCCCTGAGGCGGGCCGGGCCGACCTCTCGACCCCGCAGCAATTCCGTGATACCCACCACCGAATCGCGCGGCTGGTCGCGTCGGGGCTTCGGCTAACTGAAGTCGCAGAGCGCACGGGCTTCTCCTATGGCCGGGTGACGATGCTATCAAAGAGCCCGGCGTTCCAAAGCCTGGTCGATTTCTACCGCGAGAAAGTCGAGGAAGCGTTTGTGCAGGCCGAGCTCGACTTCCACATCGATGCAACGCGCGTGCGAACGAAAGCGCTGCGGCATGTCGAGGAGCACTTCGACCGGGCCGATGAGGCAGATGAAATCGTCCCGCTGCGCCTTGCGCTGGCTACTGTCGAAGCCACCGCTGATCGCACTGGCTACGGCAAGCAAAGCACCAAATTCAACGTAAACACCGACTTCGCGAAGGCTCTCGAACAAGCTTACGTCGCGCAAGCGCGTGTGATAGAATCCCGTGCGCATCCTCCCCGCACGGTGGCGGAGCATCCCCCGATGATTGCTCCGCGCTCAGCGGCGTTGTCGGACCCAAGCGCCGCTGAGCATCCTACTTCGGCCCGCCCGGTTGCCGAAGTGCCGCCCCGCGCTCCCGTTGCTGGCGTTGCGGTTGAGCGCGGGGCGGATCAATTCGCGATACGGAGGCGAGCATGAGTAACGGCGTTGTTGAATGGCTTGCCTCGGTCCGGAACGACCCGCTTGCCTTTGTCATGGGCGCGTTTCCATGGAAGACCCCGGGCACAATCCTTGAAAACTCCGAAGGCCCGGACACGTGGCAACGGGATATCCTCGAGCTGGTCCGGCTCGGCCTGCTCGACCTGAACACCGCGATCAAAATCGCTGTTGCCTCAGGCCACGGCATCGGCAAATCCTGCCTTGTCGCGTGGCTCGTAATGTGGGCTTTCATGACCTTCCCTGACACCCGCGGCCGCGTTACCGCCGGCACCGAAGCGCAGCTTAAAACCACAACCTGGGCCGAGCTCGGCAAATGGTTCAACCTCTGCTGGTTCGCCGCGGAGCATTTCAACCTGACCGCCACCGCGCTGATGTCGAAAGACCCAACCCGCGAGCGCACGTGGCGCATTGACATGGTGCCTTGGTCCGAGAACAACCCAGAAGCCTTCGCGGGTATGCACAACCAAGGCAAGCGGATCATCTACATCTTCGACGAAGGCTCAGCGATCCCGGACATCATCTACGAAACCGCCGAAGGCGCGTTGACGGACAGGGACACTCAAATCATCTGGTGCGTGTTCGGCAACCCAACCAAAAACTCCGGGCGGTTCTACGAAATCTTCTCCGCCGGGCCGTTCTCAAACGGCTGGAAGACCCGGCAGATCGACAGCCGAACCGTGGCCATCACGAACAAAGCCGACATCGCGGCGAAGATTGCTATCTACGGCGAGGATTCGGACTATATCCGCATCCGCGTGCTGGGTCAATTCCCGCGGCGCGGCATGCTGGAATTCTTCAACGCGGATGATATTGACGCGGCAATGACCCGCGAGGTTGCGGTTTCCAAATCCGATCCGCTCGCGATCGGTGTTGACGTTGCTCGCTTCGGCGCTAACAATTCCGTTATCTGGCCACGCAAAGGCCGCGACGCGCGGACCTTCGAACGCGAGGTCTACAACGGAATCTCCACCGTCGCGTTGGCCCGGAAGGTATTCGACGCATACGAACGCTACCGCCCGGACGGAATCTTCATCGACGGCGGCGGCGTTGGTGGCGGCGTCGTCGACAACTGCCGCGCAATGCAGCTGCATGTCTTTGACATTCAATTCGGTTCGAAGAACGACATCTCTACCACCGCAATGGCCACCGCAGGCGAGCGCTACGCCAACAAACGTGCAGGCATGTACGGTGCGCTCCGCGCATGGCTTGCAACTGGCGCGCTGCCGCTGGACCCACGGCTGAAGCGGACAATGCTCGCGATCACGTACACCTTTAACAACCGCGACGAGATCGTTCTAACCCCGAAAGAAGATATCGCTGAGCAGAACCAAGACCTCATTCTCGACGACCTCGACGCGCTTGCCTTGACCTTCGCTATGCCTTTGGCGCCGAACTTCAACGCTGGAGGCATCCACGAAAAGTCACCGGCGGTCGAGTTTGAATATGATCCTTTCAATGACAAAGAGCTAGCAGCATGAGCTTTATGAAACCATCTACACCAGCAATGCCTGCGGCGGCTCCACAGACGTTGTCTGTTCAGGAACCTCCAGCAGCGCAGTCGCCTGTAGGCACCAGACGGCAACGAAGAACGATAATGCCATCTTTCCTCGGCTCTGGCACCCCGCCACAGCCTGGCATGGCCGCTCCGCAGAAATCATTGCTGGGTCAGTAACCATGCCTCGTGTGCCGGTCACTCAACCACAAAGACCTCCGCTGGAGCTGCCCGACAGCAATTTCATTGCGATGGCAGCGGCGGAGATCTACACAAAGGTTGCGGAAGAAGAAGAAGAAGAAGAACCGAAGGACCAGACGGATGTCCCTGGAAACAGACCGCGCCGCTAGAACATTCGTTGACTCCCGCCTGCTGGGAATGCGTAACAACCGCCATTCTTGGTGGACGCATTGGCGCGAGCTTGCGGATTACTTCCTGCCTCGGCGCTACCGTTGGTTGGTCACGCCGAACCTCCAAAACCGCGGTAGCCCGATCAACCAGCGAATCCTCGACTCAACCGGCGTTATCGCTGCGCGCAACCTTGCCTCAGGCCTTATGTCCGGAAAGACCCCGCCGACATGGCCTTGGGTATCGCTAAAAATCGGTCGGCAGGATTCCTCTCAAACATCTCGCGTGTCTCTTTGGCTCGCTGAATGCGAGCGGCTTATGCGGCTTGTGCTTCACACAAGCAACTTCTACAATTCCATCGCGCAGTTTTTCTTTGACCTAGTAATTTACGGAACCGCCGTAATACTGATTTACGAAGATTACGAAGACGTCATTACCTGCTACAACCCTTGCGCGGGCGAGTACTACGTCGATCTCGACGGCAAGTACCGCCCGCGCATTCTTTACCGCGAGTTTACAATGACCATCGGCGCGGTGGTTGATGAATTTGGTATCGAAAACGTCTCCCGCTCTGTGCGCGAAGCGTACAAACAACCCGGCGGCGCTTCGCGAACACGCGAAATCATCATCGCCCATGCGATTGAGCCGAACGACGATGACAAAGACTTCGGCATCCCGAAAAGCTACAGCTTCCGCGAATTTTACTGGGAATACGGCGGAAGCATTTCGCCGCAGAGCGGTAGCTCGGAAAACCCAATCTTCCTTCGGCGCCGCGGGTTCAACGAACAACCGCACGCAACGGTTCGTTGGGACCTTGTCTCAAACGATCCCTACGGCCGCTCAGTTGCGATGGACGCGTTGGGCGATCAGAAGCAGCTTCAGCTTGAGACCCGCCGCAAGGCGCAGGCCATCGACAAACAAGTCAACCCGCCGCTGGTTGCGGATATGCAGCTTAAAAACTCCCCAGCGTCTCTGCTGCCCGGCGGCATCACTTATATCTCAGGCTTCGCCCAAACTGGCAAAGCCGGTCTTGCGCCGGTCTACGACCCCGGCATGTTTCGTGTCAACGACATAGCGCAAGACCTCGCTGAGGTCCGGGAGCGTCTACGGTACATCTTCTTCAACCACCTGTTTCAGCCGATCAGCCAGTTCGAGACCCGCTCGAACGTAACGGCAGTTGAAATCGACCAGCGGAAGGCTGAGGCTCTGATCATGCTCGGCCCGGTCTTTGAGCGGATCGACAACGAAGGCCTGCGCCCGATTGTTGAGCGGGTCTTCGCGATCATGGCTCGTGCAGGCATCTTCCCGCCAGCCCCGCCGGAGGTGCAGGGGCTGGAAATGACAATCGAGTTCAACTCAATGCTCTCGCGTGTGCAGGAGGCGGTCAAAGCCGGCTCGATCGAACGGGCGTTGAGCCTTGCAGGCAACCTTGTCGCGGTTGAGCCCGAGATCATGGATAACATCAACACAGACTTCGCGTTGCAATCTTACTCCTTGATGCTCGGCAACGACCCACGGATGATCAGGACCCCGGAGGAAATCGCCGCACGCCGTCAGCAACGCGCACAGGCAAATGCTGCCGCACAGCAAGCAGCGATTGCAGAGCAGCTATCGGCCGGGGCGAAGAACCTAGCTGCCGCGGATATGTCATCGCCGAACGCGTTGACAGCTTTAACCGGAGGAATGCCAGCATGAATATTTCGGCAGAGAAAATCCTAGCCACCTTCTCCTATTCGCCGGACATTCAGATCGAGCCGTTTGTTGTGGTTCAAATGTTATCTGACGGCAAAACGTTGACAGACAACCCGGACGAGGCCCTCGCGGTCGTTTGTCTGAACCACTTCGGCTTCGCTTTCGTTGCTGATCCTGAAGCTGGCTACCTACGGAGGTTGCATTGAGCCAAACATCGGCAGCCGAGCGCAAAGCCGTCCGCGCAGCTGAGAAGCGAGCGCGGGAGATTGAGGTTGAGCGGGGCAAGGTTATCCAAAACCTCTGCTCGACTTACTTCGGGCGTGAGTGGATTTGGCACAAACTCGAATCCTGCCACTGCTTCGTATCCGTCTACAACGATCTTCCATCTCGGATGGGGTTGAATGAAGGCCGCAGGCAAGTCGGCCTTGAGCTACTCGCAGACATCATGCGCTGGTGTCCTGATCAATTTCTTCTAGCTATGAGAGAGGCAAATGACCGAAGAATTGTCGCAGAACAATCAACCGACGAGCGATCCGTCGTTGATGAACAGTCCGGAAGTGAGGACGCAGGATGGGACGTTGAAGGATCAGGGGACTCCACAGGACTCGACTACGAAGGAAACGAAAACTTCTACAGAGAGTTCAAGTGAGCCTGCGAAGACCGAAGGTGCACCGGAGAAGTATGAAGATTTCAAGCTGCCTGAAGGGCTTGAGATCAACGAGAAACAGATGAAGGAGTTTCAGGACAAAGCGAAAGAGCTTAACCTTTCGCAGTCTGCTGCGCAGAGCTTGATCGAATTCTACGCCAACATCGCGAAGGAAACGATGGAAGCGCCGTTCAAAGCGTATCAAGAAATCCGCGCCAATTGGGTCAAAGAGGTTATCTCCGACCCAACACTCGGCAACGGCAAAGACGGTTTGTCCAATGAAACCCGCGCTGCGATCGGCCGTGTTAAGGACGTGCTGTCAGCCGACCTGCGAAGCAAGTTTGAGGAAGCGATGGACCTGACCGGCGCTGGGGACAACCCCGCCTTTGTCCGCGCAATGCTTGAGTTTTCAAAACGTCTTACCGAGGGTACGCCTGTCAAAGCAGGCAACCCGTCAACGCCAGAGAAAAAAGTGCCGACCACTGCGCAAGTCATCTGGCCGACACTTCAATCTTCCGCGTCCTAGCCCCAGAGGGGATGAAAAGCATTGCTCAGATAGGAAGTGGAGAACATGGTCAAACCCCAACCCTTTGGAGTTAGCTAATGGCGACTATTGGCTCTACCGCGTTGACCTACGCGGATTGGGCGAAGCGTGTCGATGACGGGTATCGGATTGCCCGGATCATCGAGCTTCTGTCCCAAACGAACGAGATCCTCGACGACATGCTTGTTGTCGAAGGCAATCTTCCTACCGGACATAAAACAACCGTCCGGACCGGCTTGCCACAAGGAACGTGGCGTATGTTGAATACTGGCGTTCCCAACGCTAAGTCTACGACTGCGCAGATCACTGACACTTGCGGCAATCTTGAAACGTACTCGGTCATCGACAAAGACATCGCGGACCTCAACGGCAACACCGCTGAGTTTCGGTTGTCCGAAGTCAAAGCCTTTCTTGAAGGTATGTCGCAGCAGGTTGCCTCGACCCTCATCTACGGCAACCAGTTTGTGAACCCTGAAAGGTTCACTGGCTTTGCACCGCGTTATTCGACGCTCTCGACCTCTGCGTCGCAGACTGCGAATAACATTCTCGATGCTGGTGGCACGTCCTCGACCAACACGTCGATCTGGATTGTGACGTGGGGCGCGGACACTTGGCACGCGACGTTCCCGAAAGGCAAGATCACTGGCTTGCAACATCGGGATATGGGCGAGTGGCCTGTGACCGATTCGGCAGGCAACACCTACCAAGCCTACCGTGACCACTTTAAGTGGGAGATTGGCCTTGTTGGTCGGGATTGGCGTTACTGCGTACGCATCGCCAATATCGACGTCAACCAGCTATCCGGTGTGTCCGCTGCGAATTTGATCAACCTTCTTGTTCGCGGCCTCTACCGCATGCCGACTGCGTCTGCGCAAACGACTGCGGTTCAAACCTCCGATACTCCGGCGGTCCGTGGTGATATGGGCCGGACGGTGATCTACTGCAACCGCGTTATCCGCACGTACCTCGACCTGCAAGCCATGAACAAGACAAACGTCCTGCTTCAGCTTCGTGAATTCGATGGTAAGGTCGTCACGACGTTCCGTGGTGTACCCGTTAGGACGGTTGACGCTATCCTCAATAACGAAGCTCAGGTTGTCTAAGGAGCAGCTAACATGATCATTGACGGCTCCCTTCTGTTTACTGGCACCTCGAATGGTGCCACTGGCGGTATTACCGCCTCGGCAACGACCGACGCGCCGACTACCGGCACGCAGGTTGCTAGCAATATCATTGACCTTGGTGTTGTCAATGGTATTCCGTATTCCTCTGGTGGCGGCGGTGCAAGGGATATTGGTGTTGGTGATAACCCAGCACTGAAATTCCTTGCAACGGTTGCAGTCGCGTTCGCGGGCGGCACAAGCTTGCAGCTTGAGCTTTCTGGAGCGCCTGATAACGGCTCTGGTTCGCCGGGCACGTATACGGCGATGTGGCTTAGTCCTGCTGTTGCTCTGGCTGACCTCGACCTTGGTCAGCAAATCGGCAACATCGATGTCCCGCGTGTGATCCCCGGACAGCCGCTTCCAAGGTTCCTGCGTCTGCGTTTCATTTCCTCAGGCACGTTTACTGCTGGACAGGTTTCCGCGGCGATTGTGCTTAATCGTATGGATCAGCCGCAGGGCTCGAACGGTAACCTGTCTGGCTATCGTGCTGGTGTTGTGGTGGCTAACTAGGATAGTCTAATGCGTCAGCTTGCGCTTTTCGTAACGCTTGCTCTTCTTGCGTCAGCGGGAGCGCAAGCACAACAATCGGTGGTCGTTCCGGCGACCACCGACACAATTTCAATTACCGGGACAGTCGCGGCTAGAACAAAAATTGTTACGGGCTCGGCTGGAAAGTCGATCTATGTCACGGCTCTTATGCTGGTTCCAGCTGCCACTTCTGCGGTGACTTTTTCATACGGCACCGGCACTGATTGTGGTACTGGCACAACAAATCTTACTGGCACGATGACCTTTAACACCGGTCAGACTGTTACCCTCGGTTCTGGCTACGGCACTGTCCTTCGTGTCCCGGCGGGGAATGATCTTTGCATCACTGTCAGCACGGCGGCAGCGCCAGGCACTCTGAGCTATGCTATCTTTTGAAAGGAACGTCAGATGGCTCGTTGGATGTTAATCGAACCTCACTACCTCAACGTTGAGGGAACGAAATGGGAGTACGTCGAAGTCGATCGTGCAACCGGAAAGCAGCTGCGGAAGCAGTTTTCAGTTCCTCGGTTCTTGGACCCAAATGATCCAGCGGATTGGACCGAGAAAGAAATGACCCCGGCTGGGCATGTTGTTAACGGCCGTGTGATTGTTTCAAACGGCAACGGTGCACAGCCCGGCGACATCGTTTTTGTTGGCGATCCGACGCCGAACATGCTTCCGCTCGACGATGAGGCCAAGAAAATCTCTGCGTCGTACTCGGTTAAATGGAGTGCGCCGAACCCGGATTCGAATAGAACGCATAGCCAGTCGTTGCTTGATGATTTGGAACAGCAGATGCTTATCGTTGAGCGGCGCAATGCTGAAGCTAAATCGGCCCCGGTCGAGGGCATTGAAAAGCTCCTCACCGCGATGGCGGCTATGATGGAACAGAACCAGCAATTGCTTTCTGTGCTTGGCAGCGCGGCGGTTAGTCAGGCAAGCGATTCGCCAACTAAGTCCGCTGGCGCTCGTAGGGTTTAGCAAATGTCGAATATCGACCTAGATAAAGGCGGACGGGTTCCACAGAACGTTTTAACGTACCTTGGTCCGTCCGTTGGATGGAAATCAACTGACTCGCCGGTTGATATTGAGTGGTCAGTTGAAGGCGGCGGTTCGCTTTTGCCATCTGGGGTCAAGCCGCCGGTTCTGATACCGGATTGGCTTATCATCTTGGGCTGGTCGATCTTTGCAAAGGAGACTGGAAACATTGTTTTCGATCTTTACAAAGTATCGGAGCAAACTTACCTTGCGGGAACGTTGCCGGGGCCGTCGAATACGATCTGCCCGGTGAACAAACCGTCTATGACGAATGCAGTTGCAGTGACCTCGTCCAACTTGTCTGGGTGGAATGTCATGATAGACCAAAACGACGTGCTTGTTTTGGATGTGACATCTGTCACTGTTCTGACTTCTGTAACCTTTGTCCTGAAATGTGTCAGGAACATCGGTCCGTCTTAGCCCGCACAGCTAGACGGATTTCTAACTGTGCGCATAGAAAGGAAGTGCAATGGCTCAATATGCTGTAAGCAATCTGCTTGGTGGTACTCAACAGAACCTGTCATCTGCGTTTAAGACAATCAATGTCGTAACTGCTGCGACTGGCGCTGCAACGCTACGTCGTGGTTGGATTTACGAATTTGAGATTGGCGCGGATAACGTGCCGAATGCTACGGACTGTCCAATTATTTGGGATATTTCCCAACAGACCGCGGCAGGCACAGCAACGGCGGTTACGCCGGTTCCGGTCGATCAGGGCGCGGATGCTGCGGCGCAGTTGACGTATGCAGCGAACGCTACTGTTGAAGGCACGATCACTGCAAATTCATCGGTGTTCTATCTCGGTCTTAATCAGCGCGCTAGCCAGCGTTGGATTGCGCGAGATAAAGCATCTTGCATTATCGTGCAGGCAGTGAACCTCAAAGGCTGGGCTATGCGGGCGAAGTCGCCTAACTACGCTTCGACTGTTGGCTGGCAGTATTTCATCGAAGAATGAACCATGCGCTCGGCTGGTGGTTATAGCGTAATCACGGAACCCGGCAAAAGGGACGTTGAGCATGATACGTTTTCTTGTGCTCATTGTAATGCTATAACATTTACACAGCCGGGTTGGGGAAAGCCGCTACAGGTGGCGGTAGTACGGATGGATGGTAGTGTCATGATGAAGGACGCTGGCTTTTGCCGTAAGTGCTACCGCCATATCTGCCCGCGCTGCGAGAATAAATTCGAATGCACGCCGGTGGAAAAACGGCTTGATGATGAAGAGCGCGAGTGGAGACGTTCGCGTGGCGGGGTGATTTTACCTTAGGATTTTTGTCATGGCTAAGATCAAAAACCGCGCGTGGGTTTCGACAAGTACGGTTGGTACTGGCACACTTACACTTAATTCTCCTGTTTCAGGGTATCAATCTTTTGCTTCTGCCGGAATAGTTGATGGTGATATTGTTCAATATGTTATTGTTGATGGGGTTGGGTGGGAGATTGGTACTGGAACATATTCAAGTGCTGGTCCAACACTTACAAGAACAGTGTTGGAAAGCACAAATTCGAATAACCCCGTTAGCCTTTCTGGCTCTGCAACAGTTTTTATATCACCCAGCGCGGCCGATATTCCAGTGTTAAGCGAGCCGAATGTTTTTCAACGAACAGTTGCAGGGGAAGTTTTTGCGTTGACAAACAACACGGCTTGGGATGGTAAAAGACAGGTTTTGTCTGTTACAGTTAATGGTGGAAATTTTACAATTGCCAATCCAACAAGCGCAACGCTTGTTGTTGGAGCGTATTATACGTTTTATATTAGTTATATTACAGCACACACATTGGCTTTTGGTAGTAACCTTACTGGTATCGCCGCAAAAAATATTTCATGGTCAGCTACTGTTGGGATGAAAGATCATCTTGTGATGCGTGCGTCCTCATCTTCGGTTCTGGAATATATTTCACATACATTAAATTGTTCCGGAGTCTGACTATGTTTCCTTTTGTTTGTTCGGGTGGTGGTGAAACCCTAAAACATCAAATTCAAAGATCTCTTCGGTTTAATCGTTCAGACAGCGCTTATCTAGATCATACACCAAGCAGCGTTGGCAATCGTAAACTTTTATCGTTTCGGGTTCGTATTAAGAGAACTACACTTGGGGCTATTCAGGTTATAGCTTCGGCTGGAACAGCAAGCATTGATAAATTTTATTTCGATGCTAGTGATCGTCTTTGTCTTGATGTGCTCGGTACTTCGATTCTTGTAACTACACGGGTATTTCGTGACCCACACAATTGGATCGATGTTGGTTTTGAGCTGGACGTCGGCAATGGCACAGCGACGCAGCGCGCAAAGATATTTATTAATGAAGCTGAGGCAACCGCTTATACAACAGATACACGAAGTGCTATCGCCAATACTGATACGAACTGGAACAACACGGTCGTTCATTATCTTGGGCGGGATAACGGCGGCAACTATTTCGGTGGCTATATGTGCGAGCCGTGTTTAGTTGATGGCAGCAAGACAATCATATATTCGCAACTCGATAGCACGATCAATGTACGTGTGCCGGTAAAGCCAAACGCGTCGTGGGGCACGAACGGGTTCTATCTCGATTTTTTCGACAATTCAAATACAACGGCGGCGACGCTCGGAGCAGACCGCAGTGGCAACGGTAACAACTTTACACCGAATAATTTTAGCGTATCGGCCGGTATCGGAAATGATAGTCTTGTGGATGTGCCCACTATGTGGGGAACAGATACCGGCGTTGGTGGAGAGCTGCGTGGTAATTATTCAACACTCTCTCCGCATTGGAGGGGAAGTGGCACCAATGGCGCACCGAACATACCTACGAATGGCGGGCTAACAACTGGAACAGGACAAACTCGTTGTATGGGAAGTGTCCCACTTTTGTCGGGAAAGTGGTACTTCGAATTCACGGTCGGATCGGTTGGAGATGTTAGCACCCCCAATGTTGGAATTGGTCGCGGCTCCGCTATCTATATTGGCTCCACAAATTTTGCTGGTAGCGCGGCGAATTCGGGTGTGAGTTATAGGAACGGTGGTTCTCGATGGCTTGATGGTGTCGAAACAACATCTTGGGGAAGTACGTACACGACAAATGATGTGATCGGTGTGGCTATCGACGCGGACACAGGCAAAGTTTGGTTCAGAAATAACGGTACGTGGCAGGCATCTGGTGATCCTGTGGCGGGAACGAACCCGGCAGCAACACTGTCGGCCGACGTTAACTATCCATATATCCCGTTTGTTGGAACGTTGACCAACGAGCAAAATATCAATTTTGGGCAGCGTCCGTTCCATTCAGCAGCGCCGTCGGGCTTTAAATGCATCTGCTCAACAAATATGCCCGAGCCTTCGATTAAGCTATCACGTGAAGGCTTTGATATAAACCTGCGTGTTGGTACAGGCTTTGCTGGAAGTGTAACTGGAAAAGCGTTTGGAACAAATTCAATTATATGGACAAAGTCAAGATCAATACGTAATCATGCGATTAGTAGCAGCACGCGAGGCGCGGGGAAGTTTTGGTTGTCAAATCTTGTGACGGATGAAGTTGTTAGCCCAGAAGCTATTACCAGCTTTAATTCGAATGGTTTTTCGTTTGGTACGGATGCGACGCTAAATACGAATGCGGAGAATTTTGTTGATTGGATGTTCCGCATAGGACCTAGTTATGGTATTGACATTGTAACTTATACTGGCACAGGTTCGAACAGAACGGTAAGTCATGGTCTTGGTGCGGTTCCAGAATTTTTGATTGTCAAGCCAATGATAACGGCTGGCACTGACTATGCAGCCTCCGTTTGGCATAAAGGGCTCGCCGGAACCGCGTATCAGGTGCTTAATTCAACAGCTGCACAGACAACTGGCGCAACATGGTGGAATAGCACAACACCGACGGCTTCGGTGTTTAGCCTCGGCACAGCTGCGCAGATTAATGCTAATGGCGATCTTTTTATTGCAATATTGTTCAGAAGCGTGAAAGGGTTTTCGCGTATTGGTCTTTATACTGGCAATGGTAACGCTGATGGGGCATTTGTTTATTGTGGTTTTTGTCCGCGATGGATTTTGGTCAAGCGATATGGCTCAACGGGCAGTTGGTGTATTTGGGATACTGAACGAAACCCTTACAATCCGGTGACGGCGAAGCTTTTTGCTGATACTACAGCGGCTGAGGCCGGTACTACAGACCTCGACGTTTTGTCGAACGGCTTCAAATTTCGGGCGATCGATTCCTGGTATAACGCCGCTGGCGGCACTTACGTTTACATGGCGTTTGCAAATGTTCCTGAGAAATACGCAAAAGCGGCGTAGGAGGGTGTGACGTGGCTAAATTTCAGCTACCGGATAATAGAACTGTCTCCGCCGAAAGCGGGTTTTATTTGGGTGGTGTTTTATATTCGCCTGGGTGGTTGCTTACAGCAAGTGAAAAAGAACTTGCCGATCTTTCTATTGTGCGTGTTGTAGAAACAGCCCAAGAGCCGGTTAATTATCGGTTTTATATGACGGTTGGTGACAGTAAACCAATACCAAGGCCATTAGAACATATCCGTGGTATGCTTAAGGATGAAGTTAAACAAGAGGCGCGGTATATAATTCTTCAAGTTTTTCCTGACTGGAAACAAACAAACATGGTCGCCCGAGGCGTTGAGCTTCAAAATTTATGGCGTGTTAATGGTGCGTGGACAGATTCGGAAAAGAAAGAGGCAGATCTATTAGCAGATGCTTGGTCTTGGATCAAGGCTGTTCGAGATCATAGTAACATATTAGAGGCAGAGATTGACTCTTCTGATTTTGAAACTTTGACAAAATGGCAATCACACGACTGGCCGAATAGGTAGTAGAAATGTCTGTTTCGGCTTTTCCAGTAGCATCCTTACCTGTAGCTGGAACACCAACGCCAGCAATCCCCATCGATACTAACGCGGGGATCCCATGGATGCGTGTATGGGAGCCGCCGTTCTTTGCCGGAAACAGACTTCATGTAGTTTATCATCCTACAAGTTTTTACGTAATAAACACACAAGAGTTTAATACTGGACTCGAAGGAACGCCGTACAACTACCCTTGGGAGCCGCCGCAATTCCGGGGGAACAGACTTCCTGTTGGTCAGATGCCAACGGAGTTTGTGGTTCTTATTCCAGACACCCTGCCGGTTGGTATTGAAGGTATTGCCTTTTACAAAGCCTTCGACCAACCGCCGCAACGACGAACACGTGTTGAGATTCAACAAACTGAATTTCGTGTTCTGATCCCAGAAACGCTGCCGGTTGGCATCTCTGGCATTGCTTGGATGAAGGAGTGGGAGCCGCCGCACTTCGCTCGGCGAACCAAGCCGACAATTCATCCACAACCGGCCTATGGCACTTCGTTGTTCTTGCCTGCATCTGTTTCAGGCATGGCTTGGTATGTAGCGTTTGACCAACCGAAGCAAAAGCGTGTTCCGGTTTGGTCAATGTCAACGTCCTTCTATATCCCCGCCAACCCGCAATGGAAGGGCTATTACAGTATCCGAATATTTGGCGGTATTCGGTAATGAAAGGAGAGACTATGGACTTCGATAAAATTCTGACCTTGCTTCAGGTAATTGAAACAGCTGACAAGCATGGTTTGCTTTTCAAGCACATCTCTGCCGCCGCGCGGAAGGAGCTTGAAAAGTTTAACGATTCGGTTGAGGAGCCTGAGCTTCCCCTCACTGGAGAAGGAAAATGACCAATACTCGCGACGGCGGAAAACCTGTGGTGAAGGATCTTCCTTACTCACCACCACAAGGACCGAAGAATAACAGCACAAACTACGGCAATTGCGGCTCTCAACGTAAAGGCTAAGACATGGTAGACAAGACCGACATCGTGAATATGGCTCTGCAAACGATCGGAACCCGTACCACGGTGACGGCTGCGGAGCTTGCGAATGAAACTTCCAATGAAGCTATTCAAGCGAACCTTGTCTACGAGCGGTATCGGGATGAGCTTTTGCGGATGGCTCCTTGGGATTGTGCGCTCAAGACCGCTGATCTTGTCTACGTCACTTCGTTGCCGGGGACAGCTGAGAATACGTCCCCGGCAACAAGCCAGTGGCAGTACGGTCAACCATCGCCGCCATGGAGTTATGAGTATCAGTATCCGGCGGATTGTCTTAAAGCTTGTTGGATCCTTCCGGGATTGAACAACGGTTGGTCCGGCGGAGTGCCGATCACAACAGCTATGACTGGTCGGCCTTCATTTTGGTACAAAGGCCCCCCGGTCAGGTTTAAGGTTCACACAGATAACTTTTATTACGTCACAGGAGTGTCAATTGTTTCGGGCGGTTCGGGTTATGCTGTCGGTGATGTGCTTCAAGTCGGTGGGCTTTCGCCGAGTCAGATACCAGATGGCAACCCGCCAATTGGGGCGCCGGTACTTGTTAGGGTGACTGGTGTTGGTGTCTCCGGCGCTGTTCAAACTGTGGAAATTCTAAACCAAGTCCACGGAGCTAATCCAGTTGTCGGCGGTAGTTATTTTGCGCCTCAAACCGGCAACCAACCGGCGGTGGTTCAATGGCGGTATGGGCTTCCATCGACCACAGGTTCCTCTGCGAGCTTCTCGCTGACATGGGCTCCGGCCCCAGCGCCGCAGCGCGTGATTTTAACAAACCAGTCAAAGGCGGTCTTGGCATATATCCAACGAGTCGAGAACCCGAATGTGATGGACGATCTGTTCCTGCGAGCGTGGATAAATCTTCTCGGCGCGGGTTTGTGCATGGCGTTGACGGGGGACAAGTCACTTGCCAATGGAAGGATTCAGTTGGCCAACGAAGCGATTCTTGAGGCGAGGAAAGCCGACGGAAATGAAGGTCTGACCGTCAATGATGTGACGCCTGACTGGCTTCAGGCTAGAGGGCTTACCTACTTGGATGGGAATATCGGTTTAACCGGCCCTGATACAGCGTATGACTGGGGCGGGCTTTGGGCTAGTTGGTGATACAGATGAGCAACCCAGTAATTCAAGCGACCTTTAACGGCGGTGAGTTTAGCCCGTTCCTCTATGCGCGCGTGGACTTGCAGAAGTATCGGCAAGGCGCGGCGTTGCTTGAGAATTTCTTCGTCGATTACCGTGGCGGAGCTAGCACAAGACAAGGCACGCGGTATGTCTTGCAGGCGTGGAAGTCAGACAAGCCGGTTCGTATAATTCCGTTCCAACCTAGCTTTATACTTGGTTACATCCTTGAGTTTGGCGATTATTACGTGCGGCCCTTTTACAACGGCGCACCTATACTTGAAACGGCTGTTGCTGTTACCGGAGCGACACAAACAAACCCGTGCGTTATCACGGTCACGAACAACTGGTCGGTTGGGGATTGGATTTACATCTCCGGCGTCGGTGGGATGACGCAGCTTAATAAACAGTATTTCCGGGTTAATGCTAGGACGGCAACAACTGTCACGCTTGGTGATTTGCAAGGGAATCCAGTTGACTCGACGGCATTTCCAGCTTTCTCTGGGGCAGGAACAGCGGCGCGGGTTTACACAATAACGTCGCCTTATGCGGCAGCTGATCTGGCTTTGATTAAGTTTGCACAGAATTTAAACTCGTTGATAATCTGCCATCCAAATTACGTACCGTATGAGCTTGTTTTTGTTTCGAACACAAATTGGAGTTTTAGCCCAATTAATTTTGTTGCTAGTATCTCGGCACCAACTGGTGTATCAGTGACAACATCGTTATCTTCAGGCAGCGTAAACTATGCGTATATTGTGACGGCTGTTAATTCATCTGGCGAAGAAAGCCCACCGTCAATTCCTGGAACGCTCAATAGCCGCCAGGATTTACGTTCGACGTCTGGTACAAACACTGTTACTTGGAATGTTGTTTCAGGCGCTGTCTCTTACAATGTTTATAAAGCAATACCAACTTATGGTGGTGTTGTTGCTTCCGGTGTTCAGTATGGTTATATTGGTACGGTTACTGGAACAACTTTACAAGACAGTAATATCACACCGGATTTTTCTATTTCATATCCAGTGACAAGAAATCCGTTTAGTGGCTCTGGTGTATCTTCTGTTACAGTAACAAATCCGGGGGCGTACAATTCCCCATCCACAGCACCTACCGTTTCTTTTTCAGCTCCACCATCAGGTACAACTGCGACAGGTATTTGTGCTTTTACTGGTATTGGGCTTTATAATATAGTTGGTGGTAATGGTCATTTTTCTGCCGGTCAGATTATTACACTCAGTTACGGAATTCGACTTCGCGTCGATTCCGTTGATTCTGGTGGGTTTATTACAGGTATTTCAATTGTAGATGGTGGATATTCTCTTGGAACAATTCCAAGCAATCCATTTAACATTGGTAACGGTGCTCAGATTAGTATAACTTGGGGAGTTATAGCAATTAACATAATAAACCCTGGTTCAGGATATTCTTCACCTCCAACAGTTACATTTTCAAGCGGCACTGCGGCGGCCACAGCAACTATAGGATCGAGCTCCCTTGGCAACCCATCTGTACCAGGTTTTGCGCAGCAACGTTTGTGGCTTGCGAATCAACAACTGGCCCCACAAACATTTAATGCTTCACAACCAGGGAATTTTTACAATTTTAACATTTCATCCCCGATACAAGCTTCTGACGCAATTGAGTCAACGCTGTCTTCTGGTATATTGAATGAAATAAAGGCGATGGTCGCACAGCAAGCTGGGATGATAATTCTTACGAATAACTCAGCATGGCTCATTACTGGCGGTCAGCCGGGGTCAGCTATTACGCCTATCAGTGTGATTGGCAATCCACAAAGTTGGATTGGTTCGAATGATGTGCCGCCAATTGTTGTGAACCATGATATTCTTTTTGTGCAGTCGAAGGGATCAGCTGTTCGGAATATGTCCTATAACTTCTATACTAACGTTTATACCGGCACTGACATTTCTGTTATGTCTAGCCATCTATTTTATGGATATCAAATCTTGGAATGGGCGCTTGCGTTGGAGCCTTTCAAGTTGATTTGGGCTGTGCGAGATGATGGTGCTTTGCTTACGTTGACCTTTATCAAAGAGCAGGAGTTCACTGCTTGGTCACATCATATAACGCAAGGTTTATTCAAATCGATCGCAACAATTGTTGAGTCTGTTGGTGGTGTGTACAACGATGTTGTTTATGTTGTGGTGCAGCGGACGTTGAACGGATCGCCGGTGCAATATATCGAACGCTTTGTTGATCGTACTTTCCCGTCAGGGCGGATCAGTGCTTGGTCTGTTGATAGTGGGCTTCAGTACAACTCAACACCAACTACAACATTCTCTGGAGCCCAGCATCTTGCTGGGATGACGGTTACCGGCGTAGCCGACGGGGAAGTGATTGAACCGTTTGTAATGCCAGCAAGTGGTTCGTTCACGCTGCCAACAGCAGCCAGCGTTGTCACAATCGGGTTGCCTTTTACAGCGAAGCTTAAAACACTTGCCATTGACACTGGCGATCCAACGATACAAGGTAAGCTTAAGAAGATACCAGACGTTACTGTTCGCTGTGTTGACACGCTCGGGATTAAGATTGGATCAAACTTTGATCGGCTTGTGCCAATGAAAGACTTTCAGCTTGGACAAGTATCCGGCGCGTTGTCTGGGCAGGACTCACAGGTGGTTACAGACTTGGTCACTGGTGACGGTATCACAGTGCTTGATCCAACCTACACGTTGCCAGGGCAGTATTGTATTCAGCAAGATAAACCGTACCCAGCAACGATTCTTGGTGTTATTCCAAATCTTGTTTTGGGAGATACCGCGCGATGAAGGTTTTATTAACCTCAGCGAGATTGGATGACGTCATCAGCTCGGTGCCGGAGGAACACCGGAAGCAGTTCTACGATTGCGCCAACACGTCTCGGCAACTTTGGGTTGGGCTTATTGAAGGCAACGTTGTTTGTGTTTGGGGTTTGATCCCGCCGACGCTTTTGAGCTCGCGTGCGTATCTTTGGCTTTACACAACGGACAACCTTGACGGGAATGAGTTTCTTTTTGTCCGACATAGCCAGCGCGCGATTGAAGAAATGTTAAAGGAGTATTCAGTTATCTACGGACATACTGAGCCGGGCTTGCCGCGCACACATAGATGGTTGC